TTGCTGGAGTATGCTCGTACTGAGCCGAGGGAGTTTTACAAGAGTTGGATGTCGATGGTATCTCGTAGTGTTGACACTGACGAGAAGTTAGAGGGGTTCAAGTCAGATGCCACCAAGTCCGTTGCTGAAATCGCGGAGATGCTCCGAGCCTTTGAAGGAGCTGCCTCTCTACAGGATGGTCCCGAAGGGGATGCGGGAGAATCTGGAGTACCGGAGGAGTGTGTTGGAGAGGGCGGGCTCCTCAAGGGAGGAGCAGAGGGTCCAGTGGGAGGCTTGTGCGAAGGATCTGTTGTATTGGGTGAACACGTTCGTCTGGACGTTCGACCCGAGGAAGCCGAACCCGAAGCTCCCGTTCATAACGTATGAGTACCAGGACGAGGCTTTCATGGCCTTGGAGGAGTCCCTCCCCAGTGGGGACGGTGGATTCCGTGGTAATGACGTGGTGATTGAGAAGTCGAGGGACATGGGGGCAAGTTGGATTTGCCTGACCCTGTTCGCTTGGAGGTGGCTATTCTCGTCGTTCCAGAGCTTTTTGATGGTCTCGAGGAAGGAGGGGTTGGTGGATGGGAGTGGTGACTCGCTATTTTCCCACATCGACTTCATCAACAAGGGTCTCCCCAGTTGGATGTTGCCTGAGATGCGTCGTAACAAGCTGAAGATGATCAACCTGGAGAACGGGTCGAAGATCGAGGGTGAGAGCACCACGGACAACATTGGCCGAGGTGGCCGTAGGACAGCGTTGCTGGTGGACGAGTTCGCGGCATTTGAGGGTGGCGGATACGACGTTCTCAGTGCGACTGCCGACAACACGAATTGTAGAATCTTCAATAGCACCCCGAATGGGACTGCGAATGCCTTTTATGCTCAGCTGCAGAAGGGGACTCCCAGGCTGCGGTTTCACTGGTCATCTCATCCAGAGAAGGCTCACGGGCTGTATGAGGGTGATGATGGCCGCCCCCGTAGTCCTTGGTATGACGGGGAGTGTTTGAGACGTGCTCATCCAGTGGAGATTGCCACTCAGCTGGACATTGACTACCAGGGGAGTGCTTATCCGTTCTTCGATCCGAAGACCTTGGAGAGGCTGGGGATGGACTTTGCGAGGGTTCCTGACCATCAGGGGCACTTGATGTTCGATGATGAGCGGACCCCTGAGTTCATGGAGTCAAGGGAGGGCCGTGGCAACTTGAAGGTTTGGACACCTTTGGACGTACATTTGCTGCCTCGTGACGACCATGACTACGTTGTGGGGGTCGATGTGAGCCAGGGTACTGGTGCCAGTGAGAGTGCTGCGAGTGTCGTGGACAGGAGCACTGGTGAGAAGGTGGCCGAGCTGGCTGACAACTCGATGAGCCCGAACAAGTTTGCAGAGCTGTGTGTTGCGTTGTGTCACTGGTTCAAGGGTCCTGGTGGCAGGGCTGCGTTCCTGATCTGGGAGGCGACTGGCCCGGGCCGTACGTTTGGCAAGACGGTGATTGAGGAGTGCAGGTTCGGCAACGTGTACTACAAGACGAATGATCAGTCGATCACCAAGCGGGAGAGTGACAAGCCAGGCTGGTTCTCAACGAGCGAGGGGAAGAAGGACCTGTTGTCGAACTATCGTGACGTGTTGTTTTCAGGCGTGTTCATCAACCCGAGCAAGAAAGCGTTGCGTCAGGCTGGCGAGTTCGTGTACCTTCCGAATGGTAGGATTGAGCACGGGGGTTCAACTAACACGATCGATCCTACGGATCGCGGAGATAATCACGGGGACGTGGTGATTGCGGACGCATTGGCTGCTAAGATCATCAGGGAGAGAAAGAAGCGAGGTGTCAAGTTGGAGGCTTCAGGGCCACCAGTTGGCAGCTTTGCATGGAGAAGGCAACAAAGGGAGACAATCAATGACGAGTGGGACTGAGATTGTGGGCTCGGTCTTGAGCCTGTGTGACCGGACGGGGAACATTGTCCGACCTTGGGCGAAGGCCGGTTACGACTGTCTGTGTCTTGACATTTCTCACAGCATACGACGCGAGAAGGTGGAGGAGTTCGTGGGGGCTGGCTCAATAACATACAGGTGGTCGGATGTACGATCGGTGACCCCCTCGGATATCGGGTTCACTCCCTCGATCATATTTGCCGCACCGCCTTGTACTAATCTTGCTGTGTCCGGGGCCAGGGACTTTTCCAAGAAGGGGATCCAGGGATTGATTGACGGGCTGGTCGTGGTTGAGGCATGCCGACGCTTATGCGATTGGTTTGGAGCCCCGTGGATGCTTGAGAATCCAGTCTCAAGGTTGTCCTCATGCTGGAGGAAGCCGGATCACATTTTTCAGCCGTGGCAATTTGGCGACAACTACACGAAGAAAACGTGTCTGTGGACGGGAGGCGGTTTCGTGATGCCTACTCCGAGGGTTCTTGCCGAGCCGCCTGATGTCGAGAATGCGATACACGAGATGAGTCCAAGTCCAGATCGCGCTGTTCTTAGATCCATCACACCCCCGGGATTTTCGATCGCCGTCATGGAAGCCAATAGTATCCAGAGCCGCTCATGCAACCACGCATACCAGACCGTTGGTGGTGACGGGACCGAGATCTGTTTCGAGTGCGACCACATCAAGGGTGACGAGGAATGAATCCCAACAAGACTGAGCATTTGAATCGGCTCAGGAACGCGATGCGGTTCTCCAGGAAGAAGCTGGAGCCGTTCCGTCGTCGTCACAAGGAGGCGGTTGAGCAGTACGTTGGGATCGACTACTCAGAGGGTGGCAGCGACAAGCCGGTATATCTCAACTTGATGGAGATTGCCGCGAACATCTACGAGCGTCAGCTGGCTGCCAGGCCACCGAAGGTGTTGGTGTTCACTCACAGCTCCGAGCTGAGGCCGTATGGGATCAAGCTCGAGGAGGCGATGAACTCGATGCTGCGGACGTTTGATGTCCACCGGGCGTTGAGGCGATGTGTGAGGAATGCTCTCTTCTCGATCGGGATCTGCAAGGTTGGTACGCAGGTGATCGGGAGCTACGAGGAGGAGGGTTTCGACTTCAAGAAGATGCGTCCCTACGTTGCGAATGTCAGCCTGGACGATTGGGTCCATGACATGACGAGTAACGTGTGGGAAGAGGTGGACTACTGTGGTCATCGATACAGGATGTCCCTGGAGGATGCGAAGCGTGAGCCCTCATTCAAGAAGTCTGTGAGGGAAGAGTTATCCATGATGGACGACTCGAGCTTCAATGAGAGTGGTGACGAGCGGATCAGCACGATCAGCCAGGGGGTGAGTCGTGAAGAGGGTCAGCTTGAGGACAAGGTGGAGCTGTGGGAGATGTGGCTCCCCAGGGAGAAGCTGCTTGTCACGATGGGCCCGAACGAGGGGGCACCTCCATTGAAGGTGGTTGAGTGGAATGGGCCACCGAACCCACTGGGCCCGTACAACTTGTTGTTTTTCAACGAGGTGGATGGTAACTCGATGCCCTTGGCCCCTGCGATGCTGTGGAGGGGTTTGCATGACATATCGAATGGGTTGATGCGGAAGTTGGTTCGAGAGGCACAGCGACACAAGGTGGTGGGTCTTGCCAGGGGTGTAGATTCTGAGGACGCTGAGCGGATCAGGATGGCCAGTGACGGGGAGATCGTTGGCGTGGACAATCCTGATGCGATTCAGGAGAAGCAGTTCGGCGGTATTGATCAGCGGAACTTTGCCTTCATGCTTCAGATCAAGCAGTTGTTCAGTTGGCAGGCCGGTAACCTGGACTTGCTTGGTGGGTTGGGTGCTCAGAGCGAAACGGCCACCCAGGACCAGTTGCTGCATGCCAGTGCGAGTCAGCGGATCTCAGGGATGCAGGATGAGGTACGGTTGTTCACGAAGAATGTGATCAGGGACTGGGGCTTCCATCTGTGGAGTGACCCGGTGGAGAGCTACCCGATCCGTCTGAACTCCAAGCCGCTGGGGTCCATTGACACGTTCCTGACACCTGAGGAGCGAAGCACTCACGACTTCCTGTTGCACGAGGTGGACATCGAGCCGTATTCGATGCAGTTCGTTTCTCCTCAGGAACGCATGGCCAAGCTGAACCAGATCATCACCGGGGTGGTTCTCCCGAGCCTGCCGATCATGGGTCAACAGGGGTTGGGCATCGACTACAAGGAGTTGCTGAACACCTACTCCAGGTACGCTGATCTGCCCGAGCTGAAGGAGATCATCGTGGGGCTGGAGGAGGTCCCCCCTGGAAGTGAGGCCTTTGGTCCCCCAGGTCCTGGCGAGGGAGGTGGCGAGTCAGCTGGGCCTCAGACCAAGCGGACTGTGAACGAGCGTATCTCGCGTCCTGGCTCGACCCCGCAGGGTGCAGAGCAGACGTTGGTGAACCTGATGATGGGTGGTAATCCTCAGCAGGCTGAACAAGGCGCGATGGCAAGGGGAATGATGTGACCTACGATAATCGCGGCTCCGTTGAGGAAACCAGCCGATGGGACGAGTTGCAGAAGCTGAGGGCACTTCGCAGAAAGAAGGCCCAGGGCCGTTACGACATCTCGGCCAACGAGGCTCTCTCCAATCCGGTGCTTCCTCCTTGGATGACCCCGAGTGCCCTGGAGACGGCTTCTCCGTTGGGCGTGGTCCCTGCTGAGTTCACTGGGATGGATGTGAGGAACGTGAGAAGTGCCCCCACAAGAGAATACCCGAGTGAGATCTCCGGGTTCGGGAGCAGCTACTGATGGCCACGTTAGCACAGAAAGACGCGCGACACCAATGGTCCCCGACTCAGATGAAGTACTATAAGAATATCATCTCGACCATCTCAGAAAGGTTCAGTCCCGACTACACCGACCTTGAAGACTTGAAGTTCTGGCAAGGCGTTATGGGGCCCGATCATAAGTGGAAATATGGTTCGGCAAAAAACCTTCCTGCTGGACACGCTGGACTGAAATACATGACTGCTGACCCGGAGGGGTTCAGTTCTCTAACGAGGCAGATGGACATTCTTCGGGGAAATCTGGACCCTGACTACACCAGCATTTCATCCGGGTTCCCATTCGGAAGTGACGGAAGTGATGAG